ATCTGATACAATAGACTAGTGTACTACCAGCAAAAGATACTCGCAGATCAGCCACTTTCTTACTTTCAGGGGGCTGAGTGCGGGTATCTTTCGCTTATATCTGAGTCGCAAAGAGACATATCAACGTGGACTCCAAGCGGTCAGGCGCGCACAATATCTTCGTCATTCACACAGCATGTTGATCCACCAACAGCGTCTAAGACAACCAAGGTTCTTCTGACTGGCGTTGCTGCCTCTGGAACATTAACGCTTACGTCACCAGTACTAACTAAGAAAGTTAAAGACCTTTACGAAAAGAAGCGGATCAACGTGGGTGCTTGGTTCTACATCCCATCAAATAAGACGGAATCTATTACCATCAAGTATAAGTGGAACAACGGATCGTGGAGAACTAAGTCGGCAATTATTCCGGTGCCAAGCATTGCAGAGGCGCAGTGGATGTTCTTTTCACACTCGTTCGATATGACAGATAGCACACCAGTTGCTATGGTAATGGGAAACTATGACCAGCAGATTGAATTTGATATCAACTTCACCTCCCCTGGTGTTGCTGGCGACTATGGAGATTACGACTATTTGATTAACGGTGTAACTGTAGGCCAGCACGCCGAAAACTTCGCATCGTTCTGCATGGGGCAGACTGGTGCTTACTCGGTATCGTCACTAAACGGCGGGGACTCGACAATGAGCATTTATGAATACGGAGGTCAACTCACCGCTGTAACAGAAGGGTTGCCGTTGCACTATGGTATTGCCAACTCAACTCTTCTCAATCCTTGGATTCCAGAGCGACCATCAATCTCATTATCACGATCTGGATTCTTGAGTGAAAGCAACATTACAAAGTCTATGACCCTAGAGTTTTGGATGAAGGTGAGCAAGGCTTCGAAGAAACCAATTAGACTAGTCGGGGCTGAGGGTTCTCGTGATGGAATATACCTGCATAGAACTACATTGATCCTCTCTATGTCTGGAACTGAGGTGGGGTATGACATTGGAACAATTGACTATCCGATGCTAATTCATTGGGTTGTTGGCCCATCTAATACGTACCTCATGCTGAATGGCGAAACCATCATAGAGATATCAGACCCTCCGAACACATCGTACTTCTCACCTACAACTAAGATAGGCTTTTATACGGATAGGTCTATCAATCCGGTACATGTATCTTCAATTGCTACGTATGCGTATCCAGTGCCACCAGTAGTAGCCAAAATCAGATTCGTTCGCGGCCAGGGAACTGTGCAGTATGGTCTAATCGCAGACAACTTTGATGGTAAATCATTCAGTGCAGACTTTTCAACATCTAACTTTGCGTACAACTTATCATATCCAGACAATATGAAGTGGAACCGTGGTGTCTCTAATAACGTAGTTGCTTCTAACAAGATAGAGTTGCCACAGTACGAGTTGCCAACGCTATTCAACACATCGTCAACGCTGTCGTGGTACGGTAAAAACAAAGATATGATCGCGTATCCTACAACTGCAACAACGTATGGCGACACCACCGTGCTCGATCATTCAAGCAACAATACGTCTGGAACTGCGTTTACCAATACAGTCTCTAATGGTAGTGTGTATACGACACAAACACTAGCGAGCAGCAGGACTAGCACAATATCGCTTTCTGGAATCAAGCCGGGGGCTAAGTTCAGGGTGTACGGAGAAGCAAAGTTTGCCGGAACGACACCACACCTCAAGGTAACGTTTGTTGGGCCTAATACAACTTACACTAAAGACTTTACAGATGATGGGAACGGCAAGTTTGTAGCGGAAGCGGAATACACAGTCCCATCTAACGCTACATCTATCACCTGGGGAATTGAAGTGGGTGCTGGCATGACGTTCGGGCAGTTTGACAATGTGTATGGTCAATTCTCATATGATCGTCAGCCTTGGCGAATGATACCAACTGGATATGATACGGCACCATCGTTGCAGTGGGGGTCGCTCAACTTTCTGAACAGAGACAAGGTTGCTGCTATAACGGCAAATATGATGTTCGCAGAATCAAATGTTGACGCTCCGCTGATGTCAATTAAGAAGCGCGGAACTAGTACTAAACTTGACATATATCTGGATAGCGGAACTGTGTTCTATGAATACAGCGATTACACACAGACTACAGTCTTGAAGTCATTTGCATTGGCAGACGGTGTTGAGTTTACAATCGGCGTTGCAGTTGATGACTTTATATCAAATATGCCAGAGGCAGCACCATTGTTCGCCCAGCCAGCAGAGGTTGAGGTATTCGTCGGCGGTACAGGGTTTACAGGGGTTGTTTATGACGTATCATTCCATAATGGATGGCACAAGAATCACCTTGACTACACATACACAGACGGTTTGGCTGATCAGAATACCCGCACGCCGGAAGAGTCTCAAATATCCACATACACGCTAGTTGCCGTTACTGAGTTTGGAAACTTTACATTAGACGTTGCGTGCAGCGGGTACTGGCAAGAGACTGTTCCGCTATCATTCTTCATGAAAGAGGTTCGTGATAGATTCGGCAGCCCAATGAACAGGATTGACTTCATCCAGGCTACAGTCGGAAAGACTAGAGCGTCTATGAATTATCTTGGTGAGAAGCCTATTACATACCTGCAACTTGAGACGAATTATTGGGGGCGTGCATATTCTTCAATGACTGAGGTAGATTATGCTGCGCTTTCTGCAACGACATACTCATACTACGACCCGTCAGATATGGACGTTCAGACCTGGGTGTCAATGCAGAAGTTGTCAAGTCCGGTTGTTGACTATACAAGTAAAACAGCAAATGTCGTGTACGACAGTCCAGTTACATACTTAGACGACGATGGAACGAGAAGTCTCGTACAAGACGGGTATTCGATTGTTGTTCCGTACACATATGACCTTGCGAAGTACGCTCTCGTTTCTTATCATATTATTCAGTCAAGCGGTGTAAGGTCAAACCCAACTAAACTCAAGAGTTACGAATTGGCTTCCTGGGCATCGGATGCAGATAGATGGAATAGCCTTACATCCAAAGAGGGTAACGAAGTAGCACCATACGTAAGCAACGGATCGTACTTTGTTTATGAGTATCCAAACATATTCGAAGTCACTAAGCGCGGATATAACTATCTATATAAATCACATCGCAGCGGGTTCAAGCCCAGAAGCAATGACTTGCCGGGGTACAACTCTGGCTTTGCAATGCAATGGAAGAGGTCTGGTGAGGCCACACCTAACGGACAAAATGCGAGGCAGTTCGCTGGATACTCAATGTTCATACACCTTGAGGGCGAAGTACCAGCAGAGCAATTGATAACACGCATTGTGTCTGGCAGCGAACACGTTTTCAGCGTGTACATGGTGCCAGTTGGAAGTGACCAATATACAATTGAGGCGAGGGATCAGTATGGTAGTCCGTATACAAACCTACAGTGGTATTTGGGTGGGCAGATTGTTACTAATCCAGTATTCAATGCAATGGAATGGTACATGCTACAATGCTCGCTAGTAGACCCATACGACACCGATGGTCAGGCACTCAGCCTTCTAGCGACTGGAAAGCAAATGTCCTTTGACAATGTAACAATTCATGGTCGAATGGACGCGGTAGTGCGAGGCGTAACTGTTTATCAGAGATGGAGCGACCTTATCACACAGAATTGGCAGTATTGGGCGACGAATACAGATGACTGGCGAACTCTTTATGATATTGGAACGGTAATCTCCATTGACATTGAGCGAGAAAGAATGTCCAGAATGTTGACGGGAGTGGCACCTGACTCGCAGTTTTCGGCATCTGTCGGGGCAAGTTTCCAAGAAACATTCGTCATTCGTGACATTGAGTGGGCCACTATGGACGTAGTTACCAAATAACGTGGTACAATAGTAGTCATGCAAGAGAAGCCAAAGAAAATGCCAAAGGTGCGCGTCCAAGAGGTGCAGCCAGACCTAGATTACGGTCTTTACCTATGGAAACTGCCCACCGGACGATTCTTCAAAGATGAAGATGGAAATTACTTGAACATCCCAGGTCTTAAAGGCGATCTGGAAAAGACTGCCATTATTAGAAAAGCAGCAGCCTACTACGGTCAGCCAGAAGGGTCACCATACTTCCTTGCTGGTGGCATGAGAGCCACAGAGGAAGAGTATTCAGAGCAGGTTGACAGGTTGAAGCAAGGCTACATCCCATCAATGAACGATGTCGGTGCCGTTGTTGACGCTAAGAAGTCAGCCGCAAAGCACGGTGATGATGAATGAGCCAGTGGTGGGTCGATGAGGATGGAACGTATCACATTTCAGGTGTGAGGGCTGGTAACAAGCAGGCTTCCAATGTCGTATCAGCAGACCCGTTCGCTCAGAAGTGGTCTGATATTAAAAAGGATTTGACAAGTCTTCATCCTAATTTTAAGCGCAAGGCAACGCGCCTAGAGAAGCGCGACGGCACTTCTGCTATTCAATACGATACCTCATACATCACTGCTTACGGCATGTTCGATGTGATTACACCTCCGTACAACCTTGATGAATTGGCCCGCTACTACGAAGTTTCATTTGCAAACCACGCGGCGGTAGATACCAAGGTTGCTAACGTTGTTGGCCTTGGATACCATTGGGAGTTATCACCAGATGCAGTTTCACGGATTGACGCTAAAGAAACTGAGAAGCAACGCGCTGCTGCCCGCAAGAAGGTAGAGCGCCTTAAGGTTGGTCTGGATCAGATTCTAGACGATATGAACGATACTGATACGTTCATTGCAACAATGGAAAAGGTTGTGACAGACCTAGAATCAACTGGTAACGGATACCTAGAGATCGGGCGCAAGGCTAATGGTCAAATTGGGTACATTGGTCACATTCCAGCATTGACAGTAAGAGTACGTCGCAAGCGGGATGGATTCTGTCAGATCGTTGGAAGAGATGTTGTTTACTTTAGGAACTTCCAAGAGGACACTCCGAATCCATTGACAACAGACCCGAACCCCAATGAGATCATTCACTTCAAGTTGTATTCGCCGTTAAACACTTACTACGGAGTGCCAGACGCAATTGCTGCTGGGCAGGCTATCGTTGGTGATCAGTATGCCAACCAGTACAACATTGATTACTTCCAGAATAAGGCGGTACCGCGATACGTTGTAACCGTTAAGGGCGCTCATCTTGATCAGGAATCTGAAGAAAAACTATTCAGGTTCTTGCAGACAGACTTGAAGGGATCAAATCACAGAACGCTATATATTCCTCTACCACCTGACAACGAGCAAACCAAGGTTGAGTTCAAGATGGAAGCGGTAGAGGCTGGGGTACAGGAAGGTTCATTTGAAAAGTATCACAAGCAAAATCGTAACGACATTCTCACTGCTCACCAAGTACCTCTTTCTAAGATTGGTATGGCTGATAGTGGAAGCGCTGAAGCATTGGCTAGCGACAGAACGTTCAAAGAGCAGGTAGCCCGTCCTAAGCAGCGCCAGATTGAAAAGAAACTCAATAAGATAGTTAAGGAGTTTACTGACGTTCTCACCCTCAAACTAAACGAATTGACACTTACAGACGAAATGGCGCAGTCTCAAATTGACGAGAAGTATCTACGTAATCAGGTTGTAACGCCAAACGAGGTGCGTGACACACTTGGCAAGCCGCCAATTCCAGGCGGGGACAAGGTAATTGAATTGTCACCTCGTCAGGCAGCAGACGCGAAGAATCAGTCTCAGCAAAGCGATCAGAGGGCAACCGACAGGGCAAACAATGCATCTGACTCACCAACAACGGTTTCTGGTCGCAATCCTAAAGGACAAGGTGCAAAATAATTGGTGGTATAATTACTGCCAGGAGGGTCAAACACTTGTACGAGACAAATTATTCCATGAGCGAAAACGACATTCGCTTGAGTCTACCTGTCATGAAGGTGGACGTTGAGCGTCGTACAGTTCATGGCTTTGCAACTCTAGACAATCTTGATAAGCAGAACGATGTCGTTCCTCTAGAGGCGAGCGTAAAAGCGTTTGAAAAGTTCCGAGGGAACATTAGAGAGCAGCACGATCCACACAAGGCTGTTGGAAAGATGATCTCATTCCGTCCAGAATCTCTATACGATCAAGAGACTGGCAAGACTTATAGTGGTGTATTTGTTAGCGCATACATTTCAAGAGGCGCGCAGGACACCTGGGAGAAGGTTCTTGATGGAACCCTCTCTGGATTCTCAATCGGTGGTCGTCTTAACGAAACCCGCAACATTTATGATGAGGAAATTGACAAGGTGGTGCGGGTAGTTGAAGACTATGAAATGGTGGAGTTGTCGCTGGTGGATACGCCAGCCAACCCACTAGCCAACGTTACATTGGTACACAAAGTTGACGGCGTTATTGAAGAGGCCGTAGCAATCAAGGGCGACCTTGAGACAATTTACATGTGTCGTGAAGATAACGTTGTTAAGGTTTCCAAGGACGCAGATATGCAGTGTCCTGTATGTAGTGCGGCTATGAAGGATATTGGCTTTGTTGAGTCTAACGATACAGAAAAGGCTGGTATTATTGGTAGCATGGTTTCCAAATTCCTTGGAAAAGATCAAGTAAAGGAGGCGAAAGAAATGGCAGAGCAAAATGAGACTGATGTAGTCGAAAAGTCTGAGGCTGTTGAAGAGGAAGTCGTTGCTGACGAGTCTGTTGAGAAGTCTGAGGCTGTTGAGCAGACCGAAGAGGCCGCTACTGAAGAGGTAGAGAAGGCAGATGAGGTTGTAGAGGCTCCTGCGGAGGAAGTGGCAAAGACTGATGACCAGTCTAATGCCGTTAACGAACTCCTAATCAAGTCACTTGAGTCGGTTGTCGCATCGCTTGAGACACTTACAGCCCGTATCGAGGGCGTAGAGAAGAGTGTTTCTGAGCGCATTGACACAGTTGAGTCAAAGGTGACTGAGACTACAGAGAACATTGAAGAGTTTGGTAAGCGAGTTGACAAGGTTGAGGATGCAACCGCTTTCCGTAAGTCTGGCGATCTTGGCGAGGTCGCTCAGGAGAAGGTCGAAAAGACCGAATCTCTATGGGGAGGACGGTTCCTCACTGTAACCGACCTATAGAAACGATATTATCAAAATGAGAATCACAGGAGGTGAAAATTAATAATGTCGGAAGAAATTCTTGAGAAGTCAGCCGAGGCAGGTGCTTTTGCTTCTGGTGGAATCGGAGGTGTCTCTGATCCTTCAGCGGGTGTGCTTGGTAACGTTCCTGGCGGTCTAAGTGGTGTAACTACTGGGCCGAACGCAGTTAACCCTACTGGTGCCCCTGGTGGAATTCTCCAACCTGAGCAGTCTCGTCGCTTTATTGACTACATTTGGGATGCAACCGTACTGGCAAACGACGGTCGTCGTGTAACCATGCGTGCAAACACAATGGAGTTGAACAAGGTAAACGTTGGCGAGCGCGTAATTCGCGCTGCTAAGCAGGCTGATGGAGCATATACGAATGCAAATGCCGTGTTCACAAAGATCGAGTTGACAACCACAAAGATTCGTCTTGACTGGGAGGTAGCAACAGAGTCTCTAGAGGACAACATCGAAGGTGCCGCATTGGAGGATCACTTGGTTCGCCTAATGACAAACGCTTTCGCAAATGACCTTGAAGACCTTGCTATTAATGGTAATGGTTCTACAGCACCGTTCCTTTCAATCATGAACGGATTCGTAAATCAGGTTACTTCAGGTTCTGACGCTCACGAGGCTGTTGTTACAGTTTCGAACAATGAGTGGACACCGGAGGTGCTTGAGAAGGTTATTCACGCTCTTCCTCGCAAGTATCGTGCGCTTAAGACTGGTTTGAAGTTCTACGCCAGCACAGACACGTTCGCGGGAATTGTGAAGCACAATGGTACTCTTGCAGACTCTATCTACACTGACACATACCGTAACACTTGGTTGGATGGTAACGACCAGACTCTAGGTGGAGCGCGTCAGACACGCGCACTTGGTATCACTGTGATGGAGGTTCCTTACTTCCCAGATGACTATGTTGAGTTGACATTCCCACAGAACCGTGTGTGGGGATTCCAGCGCGACGTAGAGATGTTCCGCGAGTTCAAGCCGAAGAAGGACACTGTGGAGTACACAGTTTACGTTCGTTTCGGTATCGCGTGGGAAGAGTTGGATGCAGTAGCATTCGCAGACTCCGCAGCAAACCCGTACTAATGGGTAAACTCTAAAGGAGTAAGTGGAGGGGAAGTCTTCGGGCTTCCCCTCCTTCCTTTTGGTATAATAGATATATGGAAGAGTACGAAGAGATTTATCTATACCTATACGACTTCTACAGTAAGCAGCAGTTGATGGAGATAGCAAAACACAACAACGTTAAGGTGTCGGTAAGGGCAAGAAAGTTAGAGATTGCAAAGGCAATAGTCGAAGAAACTGGTGAGCAGTTCGTAGTCCCAAAAGGGCTTACGCCACACAAAACGCTGCCAGAATCCCGCGTCTACTCGCTCAGCGGCAAAAAGCGAGCAGAGTGGAAAAAGAAGAAAGCGGATATGATAGATGAGCAGTGGAGAGATGTTCTCACAGAAGAAGAGTTCTCACAACGCAAGTTGAAAAACTTCGACAGGAGGAAGCAAAACAATACCCCAATAGACCGTGAAGAGAAAATCGCGGTATACTCAGAGAGGAACATATATTGGAAAGAAGTGGGTAGTCTGTCCAAAGGATATAGTTTCATCACCAGGGAGGAAGCAGAGTCATGGGTTCGGCTAAAGGGAGTGCGCGAAGCATCACCGGAAGAAGTCGCATCTCACTTTGATCTATCATGAACATTCGCAGGCTTCCTCCGTACCCACTTAGTTTTGATATTGTCGTTCCAGAAGATGCTACCACCTACAGCGTATTCATTGGTGATGAGGATGCTGTAGATCACGTATCTGATATTGATGTCTATGCACACGATGGGGAGCCATTCATTACGGTAGAGGTGCCAGCATCTCTACAACCGTATGACGGTGAGTACAGTCTTGTAGTAAAAGACGGTACTGATATTGTCTACGAAGATACTCTTAGAGTTGTAAGACCATATGTTGATGTAGCCAAGGAGTATCCAGACAAGGATTATGCAACATACGCAGAGTACGAGCAGATCGCTCGTCTTGCAATTGATAACATTGTCGGCGGGTTCTACTACACAAAGAACACGTTTGAGCGTATGGGCACTGGCTCAGACGTTCTACCGCTAGGGTATCCAGCAAAGAAACTACTTCAAGTAAAAGAGAATGGCGAGGTAGTATACGACGGTGTAGATAACACATACGACTATGTAATTGCTGACAATGGGCTATACGTCAAGGTCGCAACCACAGAAGACATTATTGAAGGCTCGCCAATTAAGGTTCCTACCGCTTCGTCTGATACGTATGGAAATCTATATTGGGGAGTTCAGTTCGGAAACGACTATGTTTACACTGTGACAGCAGAGTGCGGGTGGAAGGTGGTGCCGGAAGATATCAAGACAATCACTAAGAGGATGATTAACGAATTGGCTTGTGGCACTCCAAACTACCTACAGAAGTATGTAGTGAAATACGAAACGGCAGAGTTCAGAACCGACTTTGATCGCAGGGCGTTTGCAGGGACTGGCGATCTCATTGTAGACCAGACGCTCAAGCGCTATTGGGGAAAGACGCTCTTCTACAATATCGGGGTGTTGTAATGTTCTACCCTCTAGAACTAGACGTTTACTACTCAACAACTATTCAGAATGATCTTGGCGAGATTGAACACGTTTGGACATATGATCGTAGCGTTGCTTGCCGAGTAGCATCCAATACCAACTATAAAGATCAAAACATCTTTCCAGAGCAGCGTATGAGAATCCTTGACCAGATCAACGCTCAGATAGTAGAGGACATTCGTGTTGATTCTCTTGGTGAGATGCACGCGCTTACAGACATTCTAGTAACAAACATCAGGGCTGGCTGTGGCGGCAGAGTCTACACGGAAACTGCTGGTGAACGCGCTGGTGACAATACTGTTTATGAATTGATCGGGTACATGCCACACGTAGACCTATTCAACAATATCGACTATGTTAAAATTGTTCTTAATAGGACTGATGAGCAGGCGATAATATGACGATTATGATGGACACCTCTGAACTAGAGCGCATTCTTAAGAACACAGCAAAGTACTGTGAGGGGTTTATTGCTGGTGGCGAACAGGGTCTTGATCCATTGCTAATGCGAATTGGTGCTGTAGTGGAAGAGGCTCTTGGAAAGTGGATGGACTCAATGGCCGCAGGTAATCCTGCTGCACTACACCACGTTTATGAGTGGTATCAGGCTGGTAGCGCGGGGGCGAGGTTGTTTGAGTACAACTACACCGTTGGTGGTGGAACAATTGTATTCTCTGGTGAAACCCAATCGTCCTCTTCGTTGCCTAACAGATCAAGCGTCCCGTTTTACAACAAGGCAGATGTGATGGAATCTGGCGGTAGTGTTACGGTAAGCCCAATCAATGTTGAATATCTGCATTGGGCAGACGTATATACACCTAATGATGTATTCATTGCACATCCCGGTGGTGCTGGAACAGTGGGCAGTTGGAAGAGGTTCACAGACCTGTTCTTTAATACAGTTTTACCACAGTCTCTGCTTGCCGCTATGCTAGCAGACCTTGGTACTGCTGATGAGTTCCTAGCATCGTTCGCTGCGGGGGCTATGGGCGGTGGCTTCGGCGCGGGTAGGTCTGCTGGATATAAGTGGATTACATCTCCTAACGTTGGAGTGATAGCATGAAACTAGTAGATGCATTCCCCATTGCAGCCAGATACGTAAACGGATATGTATGGGACTCTATGAAGTCGATTGACAGTTCTCTAGAGGGGGACTATAAGGGTATTGTTCCATTCTTCCCAATTTCTGATTCACGATCAGATGAGTGGCCCTGGAAGAATAAGCCGTATGTGATTTACGATCAGATGTTTAGACTGCGTTCAAGAGCGGGGTACTTTGTTCATAAGACACACGTTCTCTATTTCATTAAGGGTAATCCAACTGAGGTTCTGGCATGGACAAACGCAATGGCCCTTATCCTAGACAGGCAAGACTCATCTGCACAAGACTTGAACGATTGGCTAGCAGAGAACCATCCAGATGCCGGAATCTATTTTCACTGGTTCCGCGTTATGCAGGTAGACCAGACAGCCGAAAACCGCATGGATATCTCTACAAACCAGAAATATCTGTCCACTATGGTAGTTGAGTGTGAGTATCATATTACCAAGAACAACTCATTTGACTAAAAATGGGGGGTATAATTGACTTGTGAGGAACGCCGCCAATCATTTTTTCGTAAAGGTAGGTGAAAACTAAATGGCATATACAAGAGGTACTTCTGACAACATCATTGTTGGTGCCGCTGCTATCTTCGTAGCAGATGCTCCGCTTGCAGCGACAGCCGCTGTTTCAGCAACTGGGTCTGATGACTCATACCCGTCGTTCTACGCTGGTGTATCTTACAAGGAGACACTTTCGGCAGACACTGACTTTGATAACGTTGGATACACAACAAATGGTCTGGAACTGACATTCGAACCTGACTTCGGTGAGGTGAGCGTGGATCAGGTGCTTGACGTTGCTAAGATGTATAAGCAGGGCATGAAGGTGTCTATGAAGACCACATTTGCTGAGGCAACCCTAGAGAATCTTCTGGTTGTTCTGGCTGCTAGCGCAGGCGATTTGACTGTTGGAGGTGGTGGGAGCGTTGTAAAGGCGCTTGACCTATCTGCGGGAGATATCGGTGAGTGCCCTGTTGAGCGCGGGATTATCGCAGTTGGCCCTGGAACGGGTGACTGCGCTGTTTCTGACAAGGCAGAGCGCGTATACATTGCTTACCGCGCTCTTTCAATCGAGTCGGTAACCCTATCTGCAAAGCGAGATGAGCCAACGGCGTTTGAGGTTAACTTCCGTTTGCTTCCAGAAGATAGCACTGGTAAGTACGGTAAGATCGTTGACCGTCAGTGGACATAATCAAACAATAATCACGAAGCCCACCTGGGAAACTAGGTGGGTTTTCGTGTATGTGATATAATTGAAATACTACTATAAAGGAGAATTCTTATGGCTACAACCGTCTATCAGTCAGTAGACGTTGAACTATTCAGCGGCAAGGTGATTACACTTAGGCCGCTAAAACTGTCACTACTTCGTAAGTTTATGAAGGAGTTCGACGGGCTGGGAGGCGTGGCAGACGATAACGATAAATCACTGACCAAGATGGTTGATTGTGTCGCTATTGCAATGCAACAGTACGATGCCGACCTTGCATCCGACAAGGAAGCGCTTGAGGATGAACTAGACCTTCCAACAATCTATCGTATTATTGAGGTGGCGTCCGGTATTAAGATGGATGACAGTGACCCAAATCTGGTGGCGGGGCTAAGTGGGTAGACTTAGACCTCGCCGCTCTAGAATCAGAAGCCTTCATGCTTGGGCATTGGAAGGACTTTCAAGAGTTGGAGGATTCTCTGTCTATGCCGGAACTCAATGCAGTACTAGTT